ATCTCTATTAGGTTTATACTTAGATATTTCATCATCATCTCCAAACGCAGGAGCTACTTTAATATCTAATTCCTCCACACGCAAGTTCTCAGATAGTTCAGAGGCAGACTCATCTGATCGTAATGCTACTCGTAACATAGTATACCAACTAGCGTCACTTAATTCCTTAGCACGATCATTAGCATCCTCTAAAGAAGTTACCACATGTCTGGGTCCGAATCGTATTTCTTTGAATTCTTCCCTGACAGGTCCGAGGACTTCTTCATGAAGGACAAGATAATATCCTTGGGCTCCTGCTTCACCATAGTTTGTGCTGTACGGAGTGCCAAGAATTGTAACCAATCCATTTTGTTTAAAGTTATGAATATGTCCAAGGTAAGTTTTACACTTAAAGTCAGAGATGCTAAGAGTAGAATCGGCATCACCAACAGAATTGAGACTACCGAGATAACCAAAGTGCCCAAAAGCTTGAGCGTTTTGAGGGCACCGTGACAGATACGCTCTAATAGTGTTCTCATTTTCGTAATGAGGGATGAAATATTTATCATTATAAACTCCAAATCGGTTCCAAACATGGACATACTGAGATCTATACACTTCTAATGCTGTCAGACCATTATCTGATTTATCAGCAGAATCGTGATTGCCTCTCAAAAGGTGTACGGTTATACTAGCATCTGTCCAAATGTCTAGCAACTCTTTAAACCCAACCAATACTTTTGGAGTGGGATTTCTATGCATGAATATGTCCCCTAGAAAAATAATCTCTCCAGGATTCTCTTCAGCAATAATAGATTCTATAGTAGCTAGTTGAGCATTAAGATGCCCCCTACTTTTACTATCTAAATGAATGTCTCCTATAATTACAGTTTTCATAGAACAGGTCTCCCATCTTTAAACTCCACCTCTTTACCATCCCCAAAGGAAGTGCCTACTTCAGCATCAATCTTTAAAGGAAGGTTAAACTGAATACCGAAGTCCTTTTTAACTGTCTTATAGTTTACCATCTCATCATACACAATCTCTAATACCTCCTCAACCTCATCGTGAGGAGCAATAATCTCTACAGAGTCATGTACGGTCGCTACGATACGGGCATTGAGTCCCTTAAACGATTGCGTGATACCCTTGATCGCACAGAGCAGTATGTCAGACGCTGCGCTTTGGATTGTAAAGTTAAGTCCTTGTCGAAGCGCACCATTAGAAACTTGAACATCGCGTGAGAGTACATCAGGAAGATTCCTCCTCCTACCAAATATAGTATATGCATATTGGTTTTGTCTAATAAAATCATGGACGAAATCCATGTAACGGAAAATGCCAGGATAAACTTCTGCGTACTTTTCAATTATCTTCTCTGCTCTTCTTTGTGAGATGCCTGTAGTTTCCGAAAGACGGTATGCTCCACCTCCATAAGCAATAAGGAACGATACCGCTTTAGCAATCTGTCGTTCCTTCTTCTTGATCTTCTCTTCTTTCTTCTGGAACAACAAACTTGCCGTATAAGTATGTAGGTCTACCCCAGCAGTGAATGCCTCCTGCATCTTAGTTTCTTTAGCAATGTGTGCTAGAACCCTCAACTCCATCGCAGCATAGTCTACAGTAATAAAAGAGTATCCTTCGGGAGCAGTGAACATACTTCTAATGTTGTGCTTATCTTCTCTGGGTAGAGTGTGGAAAGATACTCCCATGTCACTATAAGAAGCACAACTAAGACGACCAGTTAAAGTCCCGTCCATTCGGTAATCTACATACACCTTATTAACATCATTAATATCTACTGCTCTCTTAATACCATTCACATAAGTATTATACAGCTTTTGTACTTTGCGTAGCTCTAATAAGGAATCTAACCAACCCTTAGCCTCACGCAAATCTTCCGTAGACTTCTTGCTAATGTAGTCTTCGCTGATCTGCTTGTCTAGGTTTTTATTTCTTCTTGCCACGCTTTTCTAACTCCGCTTCAATTTGGGTTAAAAGTATATCTAGTGATTGTTTATTGGTGGAGGGGCTACCCTTGTCTGTCATGATAGGTGGGTAAAAACCGAACCCGTCCTCAGAGTAGAGAATATCAATAAGATCTTTTGTAGACAACAAGTTTGCAGTCTTCGCTACCTTGTCTGACACATACAATCCATCTTCAATATCCATCAACAACTGATTCAGGGTTCGGCCCACCACACCCAACTCATCTAAGCTAACATCCAATCCTCTATACTCAATGTCTGCGAATACAGGGAAAAGAGGAGAAAGAAGTTTGTCTAGCACAGGTAATGTCCCGTTCGCCACCAGTTTATCCCTTAGCTCATCATATATCCTCAAAGTATATGACGCATCTAAAGCATTACCTGTAGCGCACTCCTCCAAAGTAAGTGCTGCCCAATCAAACTTCTTTCCCTCTTTTACTGTAAGCATTAGTTAACCACATCCCTTAACAGTAGTAACATACTTGTTGATCCAATTACCATTGCGCAAGCGCAACAGAATGTAATTTTTAATCGTGTTTTTGTGTCTTTGCTGTCTATGAAATACTTAATACTTAAGAAGTTAATGAAGGGGAGAGAGAACCCTAAAAACATCTGAGCTATGATCTGTTCATGTGCTATCAGGTAACCATAGCAAGAGGCAACAAAGTCTCCCAAAACAGTTAGGAGAAAAACAGCAAGGTATTTCTTCGGTGTCATTATCATTAGAAGTTCTCCAATTCTTCGGGGAAGAAGAGTTTCACTAGATCCATGAGACTCTTCGGGAGGACTTCGTTATACAGGTGTGCCATGATTTTTGTATCGTACACATTCACAGGAGAAATGCCATACTTGAGGAGGAACTTAATATCAAACTTACAGTTCTGGAGGATCTTCTTATTGGATTGATTCTCCAGTACCCACTTCACATGAGTTACCAGTATACTAGCACCCTCATCCTCAGTAAAAGGACTTTCTCTATGAAATATTGGAATAACCCAATTTCCTTTGTGCGTACTAAACGCTATAGTCATAATCGTGTCTGTTAAAAAGTTAAGCCCTGTTGTCTCAATGTCACACGCTAGGTCATCGCTAGTTTGGGATAATTCATCACAGACCTTCTCAACATCCTCCATAGTAGAAAGTAGAGTGTAGTCGAAGTCTGCCTTGGTTGTATTTCCAAACACATACTTATCAACAGAGTTCTTAATGTCCCTCTCAAAGAGAAACTTATTCTTGGGTTCAACCACTACTTGATACGGGTGATACAGAGGAACCACATTATAATCTTCGTACTTGTACAGGGAGCCTCTCTTGTTAGTAATCCCAGACTTTTTAATAAGCATCTTCATGGCTAGGTTACCACAAACGAACACTAGCTTAGGTTTGTAGCTATCTATAGTGTGGGACAAGTGGGCTCTACAAATCTCCCTGTCTGAAGGGGTCATATCATCATCTCTAACACTAGGGCACTTTACAGATGGAGAGAATGCATAAGAAACTTTAAGTGGGACTATAATATCTTCGATGAGATCTTTTGCTTGCTTAGGTAAGGGGATACACTTCCCATTATTTTTACAGGCATAGGACTCAGTAACGAACAAGACATCTACAGGCTTAACATCCTCGTAATCAACAATACAATGTTCAGACTTGTTGATCTTAAGAATGGAGCAACCCTCACATAGAGGATTGATACCCACTCCGCTCTCAGCATATAAATTATTAAGGTTCATGGCGAAACACTACATAGACAACGACAGGTTTGAGGAACTGATCTTATTCTACCAGGAAGATCCAAGAAAACATGAGGAAGAGCTATTTTCTATGTTTGATCTTTTAATACAGAACATACTAGTATCTTACGGGTTTTCTGTAGACCTGGATGATGCCAAGCAAGACTGCTTTGTACTTATTTTAAAGACCTTGGGGAAATTTAAACCAGAGAACGGAAAGGCTTTTAATTACTTCACTACAATTATAATGAATAATCTCAGGCTAATCTACACAAAGAATAAAAAATATAGAGAGAAGCTGGATGCTTACGAAGAACTGATGAAGAATAAGTCTAGCTAACCGTATCTTCTCATCGCTAACAACGCATACCCAACTATGTCCTGATAAGGATTCTCATCGAATGCGTCTGGGTCATTAGCTATACGAAAAAGTTTATCTAATATCCTAGCAATCGTAAGGAGGTCACCATACTGATCTACCTTTATACCATTAGGAAACATTTCCTTCAAGCACCTACCACTCCTACCAAAAGAATCCCCATAAGCCTTCTGCTTATCCTCAACAAGCTTCCCCACCATAGACCCTATATCTGAGTAGGTTCTTTCAGAAGCCTTCTTCGTATACTCTCCTTCCATTATTTCTCCAAGCGTAGTCGTCTATAGATGTCAGTTACATGGTCAGTGACGGTAAGTTTCTTATCCCTGCCTCTGCCCTCTAATACTACCAAGCAAGGTGTCTTTTTCACACCCCAAATCACAAAACTATGTGGGGTGTCAAAAGAATTTACTATGCTTAAAGATATTTTAGGGGAGTTACCCTTTAATAGATTTGTAATCCTAGTAGATACGGGATCCCACAAAGAAGTATATAAAATATACTCCCTTTTACCACTAAACCTTTGATCTTTAATGAGTTTATTAATCTCATTCTCTTTAGAAATAGTTCTAATATTATTCATCGTCGTCTAAATCTTCCAAAGCAGAGGTATCAAATGATACCTCCCCATCCTTAAGGTCCATGCTTTCAGATAATTTACTAACTATATTCTGCTCCAAGGTTCCTAACCCCAAGAAGAATATAGATTTAAGAAAATCATCTTCCGAAATTTCGTCTGGTTTAGTGCCCCTCATAAAAGTGAGGTAAGCATCTGACTGCTCCTGGTCTAACTTTAAGGTAATCTTCATTCTATTCTTGCTCCTGTGTGTATAATTAAAAATCCATGAATCAATATCTAGAACAGTATCCTCTGTTACTATAGGTGTAATATCAACTTCGAACATAAACTATAATAGTACAGTAGGAGATAAACATGGAAGATTTATACAATTTAGATAATCTGCGTAAGAAGCCAAAGCGTAAGAATAGTAAGGCCAAGGGGTCAGCGTTTGAAAGAAAGGTAGCAAAGCTTCTTAATGAACACTTTGAGACCACCGACTTCCAAAGAACTCCTGGCTCGGGTGCCTATGCTACCACACATACCCTCCCAGATCATCTAAAAATCCATGGAGATTTGATAACTCCTAAGAATTTCATCTATACCATTGAATGTAAGAAGGGTTACAACGATCTGGACCTATACTCCCTACTCAATCCAAAATCTAAGATCTATGATTTCATCAAACAGACAGAAAAAGATGCTGAAGAAGCAAATAAATCAGGATTAGTGTTGATGGCTCAGGATCGTCGTGATATTATAGTTTTAATTAAGCAAGATAGCCATATATGTAATCAACTAAAGCTTAACAATAAAAGAGTGATATACATACTGAAGGACTATGCCTTAACAGCATTTAAAGATCTACTTAGTATAGATAGGTCTTTATTCTTTAATTAAGTGACTAAACATTAACTCTTGAACTTCTAACAACTTATGCATGAGTTCTGTAGATGAATATTCTGTACTAGAATCTTCCCTTCTTTCCCCAGGGTAATAACCTTCAGGAACATTAAAATCTACTGCTGTAATATCCTTTTTAAGACTAAACCCTATAGAACCTACACGCATTACTGTATCATACCAAGATACTTCACTTGAAGGGGAGTCAGATCCCATAAAAGAGCTTAAAGTATCTTTTATAAGTTTATTTCTTTTATGTCTAGCTGTTTTATTCTTTTTGGGGTTTACTACAGTATCATTAGCATCATTCCTATCATAAGCTCCCCTAGCTATTAATAAAGCCATGGTATGCTTCCAGGATTCTCTAGTGTCAGCGTCTTCACTCTCTAACCCTTCCCTAATACTGTTACTAAATAACATATTTTGTAATTCCTTCTTAACTTTTTCAGCCATTAGAATATCTTTAGGGTCATCTGATTGAGTTGTTAATTTCTTTACCTGTTCATCAGATATGTTTAAAGGGTTGTCTGCACCCCCTAAAGCACCCCATAACTCATTTCGTACTTCTTGTGTAGTAAGGGTAGTTGATTCTGCGTTTTGTAGTCTATCTATATTTGCATACTTTTCAGAAATAGAATCTAGATTCTCCATAACCTTAGGTATGTGATCCTTAGATTTAAATAAACTAGTCATCCCTTTTAACCATGCAGCCTCTTCTGGATCTCTAGAGCTACCTAACCTACTTAATTCACTAGATAAAGTACTAGTAATAGTTCTGACTGGGGGTTGTTTACCCATACGGTATCTACCAGTCGTCTCGTATTTTAAACTGTCATACCCTACATAAACCTCTTGGTCATCAGATACATCTCCCCATCTATTTTTAAAATCTTTCCACGCTTGCTCTGCCTTTTCTGGGGGTACACTTCCAGTAACTAATTGCTTTATGTTTTGTGGGGTTTTATCAAACCCAGTTCCCTGAAATTTCTTAGCCTTATCTTTATCGGTAAATAGGTAGAATTGATCAGACTTAAAACCTTTCTTCCCTCCCCCAGTACCAACCCTTAGTATATAATCAGCACCACAACCCCTAACCTGATCTGCACGAAGTCTTATTAGCTTCTCTGCAAACTTCTCAAACTGTAAGTCTCCATAGTCTGATTTTAAATTCTTTACTGCATCTTGTACCAGAGTCCACTCTTCTGTTAGCGCAAAACCCTCACTAGGTAAATCAGACTGGATAACCCGTAATGCTTTATTAAGATTATCCCCCCACTTATCTCTCAGGTCAGTATATAATTCAGCAGCCCGTTGGTGATTAGTTTTAGATCCCTTCTTGCGATCCTCACTATCTGGCTTATACAATAAGAGCATTATTTGATCTGCTTGTTCCGACAATTCTGTAACTACTTGATTAGAGTCTAACGCAGCGTCACTATTCCTATAATTGGATTCTCTATCCTGAATAGGTATGGAGTATAAGGAAGAGTCAAAATCAGGGTCATCATCTTTCTTCTTTTCTAAAAAGTTATTGTAATTATCAAAATCCTTTAAGAATCTATCAGCCATACCAGGAGCAGCGGTAAAATTAATACCTGTGTCATCCCCAGCGTTAAAGTATAGTTCTCTAGTACCATCCTCACTTATTACAAAGTTTAAATTATCCCTAATAAAAGATAGCTCGTTGTCAGCAGCCCTATTTTTGTTCCTAACTATATCTACAGACTTTATCATAGTAGATACTGCACCCAAAACTTGCTCCTCAGTGGCTATAACTTTCCCTAAATCCATATCCCCAAGAGTACCTAACTTCACTCCCCTTTCTTTACCTTCCCTAATAGTTTTATTTAAGACTGCAAATATAGATCTTTTCTTTTCTGGATCATAGAACTCACTTTCAGGTTTACCTTCAGTGGCATCCCACCCCCTATCCATAAGCTTTATAAGCTGAGTTCTAACCTCTGGGCTATCCTTATATAAATCTAGTAATGCCGCACCTTCATTACTGTTTTCTAAATAATAAGCTTGGGGAGTTTTAGCTACCCCAGCTTCTTCCGCTCCCTCTCCACCCCCCCAATAATATCTACCCACAGCAGTTCTATACCATCCAAGCACAGTAGAATCAACAGAGCAATTCTTCTTAACTATTGGAGATTTTGGGTGTTGGGGCCAAACAACTCCAGCACCACAACCCTCATCTGTACCAACAGTCTCAGTATTAGAACCAGAGTCACCATTAGTGGTAGGCTTCTTCTTCTTCTCCTTCTTCTCCTCTTCTTCAGTAACAGTTTGGATCGGCTCAGATCCAGGGATAAGTTGTAATTCATCACTTAAACCTTTCGCCAACGCTAAATTAGGTTGGCTAGTTACTGATTGTTTGCCTGGAATAGTAGGGGACTCTACATCAACCCCTGGAAACATAGAGGTTAGTAACTTTACTGTAGCCTGTACAGTTGAATCAGCTTTAGTATTACTATCCCGCATCTTAAGAAGAGCGGCAAATGAAGGAGGTTTACCTAATTCATCAGGCTTCTTACCTGCCTCATCTAAGGTGATACGAAACTTCCTCTTCTTAAGAAGTGCGTAGCTAGTTAATAAATCTGTAAAGAAATCCATATTATATTAGAAAACCCAACCCAACCAAAGACACAGGCTGAGTTGGGCTTTTACTCTAGTTATTATAGTTAGTTTTTATGCAGTGTCACCTGTATGAAGAATATAATCGTATCTAAAAGTTACTATAGCCGTATCAAATTCGTTAGTGGCGTAGTTTTTCTCAGCCTTAGCGAATCTTTTGGGGTAAAGACCAACAAGCTTAACCAATGAAACTGGAGACATTTTACCGTCAAGCTCAAGAACTTCGGCAGTAGTCTTAAATCTTCCTGGGGTATCCAAGAAAGTAGAAGTCATTTCCCCTGTAGCAGGATCATAAACTGTAGTAAAGTACTTGTACAACTGAACACCAGCCTTAGTCTTTAATAAATTATCAAAGGTCACTTCAAGCTCACCCATAGAAGGTCTACCAGGGTAGTAAGTAACATCATTAACTCTATTAACAAGAATATCTTCAACCTGAGCCATCATTCCTGTAACTTTTTTAGCAGCTATTGTAAGAGGCTTAGAAAAACCCAGAGGAATTTCGATGTCTGATGGTGGGAAGAAGGTTATCTCCCACTGATAAGCTCTCACAGAGTCTAAATCTTGAGAGATAACAGGTAACCCCTCAGTTTCGTTAAGGTCTCTGTTTAAGTTGTTAGCATAATAAGAAGACTTAGCCATAATTTAATCCTTTAAAAAGTTGCCGATTGGCTCGTAAGGTTCAGTTCGAAGATAACAATTTCCGCTGCCTTGGTAGGCTTAATAAGAACTTTGCACCATAATTCGTTCCTATCAACCCGAACAGGAGTGTTCACAGTTTCATCACAGACAACCTTATAGTCCGTAATACCTCTTCTTCTACGAATGTCATCAAGCATGGGGTTCACAACATTTACAACTTTCTCCCAAGTCGTAGCGTCATTAGGCTCAAATACAAATCTTCTAGTAGAAGCTAATAAACTCTTACGAATAACAATAAGCATTCGTCTAACATTGATTCTATCTAGAGCAGTAGGATTGCGTTGAGCAGTTCTTTGTCCAAAGATCATAATGCCCTGTTGGGGGAATTTAACAATTGGATTAACAACATTACCACCACTATACATGGAGTCTCTATCGCCCTGGTTGACACTTACCTCCACATCCGTAGGTTTGGTCAATCTACCTCGTACAACGCCAGCAGGAGCAAACCAGGGGTCTCCTACATCGTCTGTGTAAGCCATCTGCCTAATAGCGAAGATAGCTGGATCATACCAACGATCTCTGGATGCCATCCCGTCAAAAGTCTTAACCCAAGGCCAGTACACAGCAGCATAATTACTTACTATAGCAGCAGTCCTCTCATCAGATTGCCCATTAGTCCAATCAATAGCTTGTTGGACGGTAGTTAATCCCTGAGGAGGGGATACAGCAGCTAAGAAGTTTTGGCTAGTTTCCCCTAAATTAACTAGAGTATTTTGAACATTTTGATCAGTGATTCCTGGGATTATTGCCATTGAGATGTTAAGAGTATCATTATCCAAAGCATAAATACCAGTCTTGTTTATAGAATCACCTACTATATCACCAGGAACAGTCTCTGTACCATTATACCCACCAGCCAAAGCTTTGCTTCCCGTAATAAGCTTGCAGAATCTTGGTGCAGCAACACCCACACCGTCAGCAGCATCACCCTTAAGAGGACTACCTACCAAAGCACTCAATTGAGTTTGGAATGTAGGTAGAGAAGTAACACTAGCATCTGCTCCTTCATAGGCAAAGTACCCTTTTATATAATCCGACTTTAAGTTGTCCACAGAACCTGTATTAATTACCTCTTCCGCAAATGCTCCAGAAGCAACTAAGGCCAACCTAAATGATTCTGCTGCGGCACCGTCTTTATTTATATTTAAATTATTATTATAACCCCCAGTCTGGATAACTTCAGCAGAATATCCACTAGTAGTTCCATCAGATTTTGCACCTTCGTTGTAACCAATTCCTGGGTATAAACTTTGTACAGAATACCACAAGGAATCATCAACCCCCGTGTTTACTATAGTACAACCAGTTACAGAAATAGTACTACTTACATTAACATCATAAGAACCAGACTTATCTAATTTCTGTAAGGCAGACAAGGGGGTACTATAACCAGCATTACTATAAGAAGACACAGTTAAGACCACTGAAGATCCAGCATAACCAGCAGCAACATAACCACCGCTTAAACCCGTAGCGGTATCATCGTAATACGCAGCGACAGAGGCACCGTCTAAAGCACCACCAACTATCTTCTGAATAGCTCTAGCTTGGTCAGTGGAAGTTCCAGCAGGAATGGCAAAAGATTTAGGCGCGACAAATTTATCAACACCACCAACAGCAACTTGAACCTTCAAATATAGGTCAGCAGTAACACCATATTGATTAGAACTTACTTGGAAAGCAGGGCAACCCCCAATAGGAATATTACAAGAAGCATCAAGAGACCCAGTTCCAGCGGCTCTAACATAGTAAAGAGCATTGGTGGTTTCTAGAATCTCTACACACCCTTCCAATCCCTGACCAGTAATAGCCTCAGTAGGATTACCAAATTGTTGGAATAGTCTTTCCTGTGAAGTTATTAAAGTAGCTGTATTAACTGGGCCTTGATTAGCAAAACCTACTACACCTACAACAGAGGGGTTGATAGAGACGGGATAATCACTATTATCCTTCTCAATAACATATACGCCAGGACTTACAAAATTAGCCATTGTTTATTTCCTTATGCATTAGTAATTTTTAATATTCTTTTAGACGCAAGATTTCTAACAGTATTAGTTATGGCCGAAGGAGGTACAACCACCTGTTCTCTGGGCGTTAACCACATCGTCTTTGGTCCTTTAGGGGTGGCAATGGTTATCTCCATGCCAGTAAAGGAATCATTTTTAATTACTTTCATAATATTCTCCTATATCTATTTATCCGTACACCAGACCACAACACCAATTATTTTTTTAAGAAACCCATAGCTCAGATACCACCTTCTCAATCCTACCAGTGGAGGTAACCTTGAACTGTGGACTAGGTATATAGGTCTCTATCTCCACCAGGAAGCTTTTACGAAGAAGTCTATCCTCTCTATCAGGAGCAGAGGCTCCTTCCTTATTAGACTCTGATAGTAAAAAAGCCTTGATTGAATTGCTAATAGAAGTCTTCAACAATACACCAGGGTTGAACCTGCCTCTTATGGATTGTGATATTTGATCTATATCTTCCATATATTTACACCACAAATTCATACTATACTGTATAGTAACTGGAACATCAGCCACACTTATAACTCTTTCTGCTCTCTGTATATCGTCATTCCACACAGATCTTTGGATTAGGATATTATCGTACCTTCTTTTGGTAGTATCATCTTTGACGCTATCTTGCTGTATAGTTATCACAGGTAGGATAATATTGTTTTCCTGGAAGTATTTAGCTATCGTCCTTTCAGGGGCAGCATGGATAGATTTAACTCTCTGTAACTTATTTTCCCCATCAACATAGGACATATTACCAAAAGACACTAGCATAGCTCTTAATAACTCTTTATATACTATGGGGGATAGTGTAGAATTACTGGTAGCCTCTAAAGCGAAACTTTTAAATTTCTCATAGGCAGATCTACCCACTATAGATGGTGTAGTTCCAGCGTATTCCGTAGTCTCTGCTAGAACTTCCGCTATAGTCTTACCTGTGTATACATCTTCTCTATCCGTCAAGGTTCAGATACCCCCCAAGATCATTACTACGCTCTGGTACATCCTCGTTATGGATTTCTTCAGTATCACGAAGGAGTCTAGCAGAGCAAGCCATGTGGTAAACCCCATATAGTTCAAAACTATCTTCTTGAACTTCAAACACTTCATACTTTTGGTTCTGAAATTTAGGCTCAATTATGTCCCCAGCAATAGGGATTCTATGTAAAGACTGTGTAATATAAGACTTATTAAAGATAAAGATTTGATCATTAGTTAATTCCAGACCAAACTCACTTAAGGATTCTTCTAGGACAGTCGGATCGTAATGTCCATGAACCAATAAGGGTTCTGAATCTATAACCTTACTACGACTCTCTAAATATACATCATCGAAATCTTCTGAACGTCTAAATTTATAATAAAGTAGTTCAGAGCCCCCCAGTCTTATGATTTCATCGTCAACCAAGTTAAATAAATTAATATCATTGTTGGTTTGATCAAATAAACTAAGCTTCGTCCCCCCCAGAAGCTCTGGAAGGGGTGGCATAGGAGTACTTACTGTATATTTTTTATTTTTAGCCATTAGTATGTACTAAATCTCGGGGGTTCTTCAATCTCCTTAATAAGCTCCATTTTAAGAGCCTCTTTCTCCTTCTCCCCCTCTCCTATAAGGGCAGCACCATTCATCTGAGTACCACCAGCAGGACTGGGAATTAAAGAGTATTTACTTCGTATCTCACCTAGTAATATTTTAGCACAAGCTAAAGTATATTTTTGTACCCAGTTTAGGTACGCTGGTGGCATAGTATTTGTATCTAGATGCCTATACTGTAAGATAATAGGCTCTGGAGTTGTCGTAGGGGGAGGAGTAAGTTGTATATACTGATTATTAATTATATCCCATGATCCATCTTGCCCTAATATCTTTCTAGTCATCTCCATATTAGCTTGGAGAAGATAGTAATCTCCAATACTAAAGTTATTAAAAAGATAATTGTCCTGGAAATACTTAATAAAGAAGTCAAATTCCAGAGTCCCTGCTTGTGCTTGGATGCTTAACAAAGACTTTTTGTATACAACATTAACTAAATTATTCAGAACCCATGGGGGCATAGTGTATAAATTCACACCAGCGGAACCATCAAAGACAGCAAACTGTGTAGCCCAATAAGGAGTATGATAATCTAAAAGAGTTACGGACTCATCAATACAAGTTTTAACTTGGTATGGGGTAAGCTCTACCCTGACAATAGGATGACCCATTCTAGCTAGAACAAAACTATTTATTTGCTCCTCAAAAGGATTTAATTCTATAGCATCTGATTCAGTAGTTTTATTTAATGTATCTGGATCAATATAACCTAAAGGTTTATTATCTAGTATATTATTAGCTATTGGGTCAGTAACCCCTGTCTGCCCCCAGGTGGTGATTATTGGATTACCTATTGTTGCCATTATTTAATTTTCCTTTAGATGATTTTTCAGTACGCTTTTGCTTAGTAGGTTTAGGTTTTTCATTAATTAGTTTAATATTTGGATAATCTAACTCTACACTGGATTCAAATACCTGCTGTGGTCTCACCTCTAGTATATCTGATCCTATGTAAAGAAGCATTTTAAACCTACATGTGCTTTTATATGTATACATTTCCTACTTTATATAGCCTTAAAAGAAAAATAGAGTGAGGACTTTTTTTAGCCCTCACTCTATGTTATCTTAAACTGTAGTGCCTATTTAGGTTGGGATATTACCGCTGCCAAGGTTAGTGGCACTTTCGGTCCATCCACCAAGCAGACCACCAGGACCAGCAAAGCGAATAATACGATAGAATCTAGCTTCTGGCGTAATAGCAGCTTTGCCGTACCGAGTAATCAGACCCTTACGAGGCTGGAAGGTAGCGGGATCAATAACTTTCGGCAGACCCTGGAGAGGAATGTACGGAGCGTATATATAGCCAGCATCCATAGGACTGCTACCTTTATACCCCATCATAATCTCATCTTCTGGGTACAGAGGATCAACATACAGATCATAACGACCCATGAACTTGCCGACATAAGCGATACCATTCTTGCTCATGTTAGTAGGTCCGTCAGCACGATCAATACCACCTTGCAGTTTAGCGGAAGACTCAAGAAGAGATGCAACCACAGGAGCGCAAAGAAGCCAGTTACCCGCACCACGCTGAGTAGACTTATAAATATCTTGCGAGGCAATGTTAATCAGAGCCAGCAAGTTAGCATAAGTATCTCCAACATGACGAGGAGCAAAGTTCAGAGCCGAAGAGGTCCAATCCATAAGATAAACATTA